CCAACATTTCCGGATACCCAACGAACGCAACAGTGGAACCACTGGCAGCAGTGATGCTGGCCGAAACCGTCACCGCCGTGGAGCTAGTAACAGCCGTCACATAGGTATTGAAACCCGAACCGCCAGCACCAGCCGTGTAAGCCGGGATAACCACTTGCATACCGGGGTAAACACCCGTGGTAGAAGCAACCGTCAGCGAGGTCGAAGACGCAGCGGCAGTAAGCGCGGTCGTCACGGTAACCGCCGATTCCGGCACAACGCCAACGATTCGCATCGCGGCGGCAGTCGAGTTGTCCTTACGGACGTTACCCGCGCCATTGCTCGCACCAGCAGTGTTACCAACAATACCGCCAGTGGAGTTACCCGTCGAAGTGCTGCCTACATTCGCGCCCACATAATAGGCGTTGGTGCCGACAAACGCTTCGGACATATAACCAATGGTGGAAAGCGCGGTAGCGGTGTTGGTCGCAGCAGCAGGCATCGACAGGACAGCGACTTGAAAAACCGTATCCGGGTCATCCGCAACATACGCAACAGCGTCCTGCGCCAGAGTACCAGCAGGCCAATACTGGGCACGCTGCTTACCAAAAAGCGGGCCGCTCGGCGGCGAGTATTCGCAACCAAGGAACACGCCAGTAGTGCCGGGAACAACAGTCTGCGCGGCCTGCGAAGTGGTGCTGATAGCAAGCGACGAAATAATCACCGTACCAGTCGCGGTCAACTGAACGATGTCGCCGTTGAAAATGCCGGTGTTATAGCCGGTAGCAATCGGGATCATACGGGTTGACCCCGCAAAAACTTGACCACCGATCAAATTGATCGGTTTTAGCCCGTAAGGGGCTGAGACAGTAGGATAAGCCATGTTTAGCTCCTAAATTCCTAAGTTATTTAACAAGACCTTTGCCAAAAGTAACTTGAGTTTTCTTGTCCTTAAACACCGGCATACGGGGGTCATTTTCCCGCATGAAGTTGTTATCCACAGACGCCGCATTATCTTCGGTGAGTTTCCGATAATGAGCGTTGCGTTGTTCGACAAACTCAGAAGGGGTCTTACACAAGATAAGACCACCGGACTCAATAGAGTCCTTAAACCGACTATTTGGATCGGTCATTGTAAATGCTTCCGGATGTTCCGAAGCTTTCACGGGTTCCCAACCTTCTCGTAGTTTGGACGAGACGTTGTTTACGTCAGGGGTGCCCAAGGTGCTAACGCGAATCCAGCGGTAGGAGTATCCCGGTTCCTGATTAACTTCAGGAAGCAGCGAAGGCGGTGCCCAACTTTTGGGTCGGGAAGACGCTTCACGGGTATCCATATCACGAGAAATTCTGTTTTCAGCCATTGGTATCACCATTCAATTTAATCATTTCTTTTGCGTATTGCTCTGGGGTCAACCCAAGTTTTCTAGCTAGAGAAACCTGAGTCGCCGTCAACGTAACTTTACGAGGGGCCGTAGAACGCTTTGCGGAAGCCACCACTGTTCCGGGTCGTTTCCGTTCGCTACCCTCAAAAGACTCTGGGAATCTACGCCGCATCTCTTTGTCGATACGCGAGTAGTATTCGTCAGAGGTCGGGTCTACGCCTTCACCTACCAAGTCTTCGTGCAAACCAAAAGCCATGCTCGTCATCACGCGGTTTTCACCAAACCAAGAATTGCGTTTTTGCCACGCAACCGCTTTTGGATCGGTTTTAGATACCGTGTTTTCAACGGGGGCCGCAGACCATCCCTCGTTAGTGGAGGTATTTACTACATTTTTTTCTGGCTGTCCAGCATCTTCTTGATACTGCGGTTTGTAATTGGCAACCTGTTGCAGTTTCAGTTTGGCGTTAAGTAGCTTTTCCTGCGCGTCCGTTACGCGGTCGGAATCGCCAGAGTCATACGCATCCTTGAACTCGCGCTTGGCCGCTTCAAGTTCTTTCTCAAAAGCAACCTTAGCTGTACCTACATACGCTTGTTCGCCCGTATGTAAGTTCTTTTTTAGCACCTTGTTTTCTTCTGCAAACCGTTTAAGCAGCCCCACCGCTTCTTCGCGTTCGCGCAATGCCGCTTCTTTAGCACGGCGTTCGTCGTGCCAAACTTTTTTCAGTTGCTTGGCTTTTTCCTTGGAGAAATTCTCAAGCTCATCGTCGGCATCAAGTTCTTTTACGATGTCTTCCGGCATCGGAGCACGGCCTCGGTCTTCCTCCGGGGTGTCGTCCTCAACTTCAATTTCAAAATCATCTTCCATCTCGGCCACGTTCTTGTCAGTTGCCATGTGTTATCTCCTAGCCTCGGTGAATGCCACGCGGGTCTTCCACTACACCCTCGACGCTATCGTCGTTGATGAGACGGAAAGACTTCCCGTGGATGTGAACTCGCGAACCCGAATGCGGGCGAACAAGGATAAAGTCCCCTTCTTTGCAGTAAGGGCCGCTGGGGAATCGTGAGGTATCGGAATAGCAATCCGGCCCCAACTTGACCACGAAAAGCACCGTAGTCATCAATTCCTCGTCCTTAATCGTCTTCTCCGCTTTGAGGAGGCCGCTATCAAACTTTGCTTCGATGTCAGGAATAGCGCACAGGATTTTGTAGCCTGTGGGGTTAGGCAATTGTGTTGCCGATTGAACATCTTGGTGCTCATCACTCATTAATCATTCTCCAAGTTAGTTTTAATATCATCCACATAACGTTTTACCGCCAACATCCCATGCAAACTGCCACAGATGTATCTGTATTCGGCGTAGTCTTTAGCCACGCCGGAACCCAAATCGTCTTGGATTTGCCCAACACGTTTTTGGATTTCTTCAATAATTAGATCAATTACAGTCATTTTTTAGGTTCTTTCTCAGGTTTTTGAGCCTGTTGGCGAGCTTGTTGAGCCGCTTGTACTGATTGATGGGCACGGTTTTGGTTAGCTTGTTGGGCTTGGTATTGGCGATCTTCGCGTTTTAACCCCACGCTTGACTGAAGTTTTGCCGCTTCAGTCAGTTGTTTCACCCCTAATTCTTGCCCTTTTATCTGCTTTTGTGCGTCAACTTTGCCTGCTTCAAGCGCCAATTTGGCCTGTTGGATCTGAATATCCGCCTGCTGCGCCTGCGCTTTAAGCTGTAGTTCTGCTTGTTGGTTTTGTGCCTTAAGCTGAATTTCTTGTTTCTTAAGCTCCAACTCTTCGCGCTGCAAAATGTTCAACGGGTCTTGAGCTTCTTGCTGCTGCTGCGCTTGCGCCGCCTCGGCTTGGTTCTTCTGCGTCAACTGCTGCTGCGCTTGGGCAATCAGCTTGGATAGCTGCACCTCCATATCAGGCGGCAACGGCGCATCCGGCGGCGGCAGTGGCATCCCCAACTGCTCCTCGATGTTCTTGCGGTACAGGAACCCAAGATGCTCGGCCACATGCGCTGCACCCGCCGCTGCGATGGTTTTAGCCGCAGGGGTATCTTGGACAAGTTTCTGAACTTGTGGGTCTTCAGACATACCCATGTGAGCCGCAATGTGCGCTTCATGGTCTTGGTACATGAACGCCTTAACCGGCTTGCCCGCAAGAATGTCCATGTTCTCTGACACAGGGTCTCGCGGCTTCTGGTCTTCTTCAGTCGGAATAATTTTCCCAATGTTCCGCACACCCAACACCTCAAGCATCTGCTTGTGAAGCTCAGGGAGGTCATAGATTTGGGGGGATGCTTGCGCTAACTGCATCACCGCCTGCCACTGCGTGACTTTCTGCGCCATCGTCGAGGCGTTGGGGTCAGACACGGGAATAACGTCCACCATGTCATAGTCGGCCTTCTTAGCCTTCCTACCACCCTTTTCCGGCTCGTAGTCGTACTCGTCAGGAGTGAAGTCACGAATTATGGAGGCGAGGAGGCGCAACTCTCTCTTCATCGCGTAATGCACGCGACTATGCACGGACGACATCACCTTCAGACTGCGCTCAAGGATAGCCAGCGTAGTGCCTACCGGAGACTGCGCGGACATGTCGGAGGCATTGAGGTCGGTGGTGCTGGCAAACTTCCGCCCTTCTTCCACGATGTTCTGCATCAGGGTGAAGAGGACTTGCGACGGCTCCTTGTACGGGAGCGTCATGATGTTGTCCTTGATGGTGCCAGATGCAACGTCTACGTCGCGGAACTCACCGGGGGAGATGGGAGTGTCATCTCCTTTGATCCGCATCCCTCGGGTCTTAAATCCGCCGGGGAGGTTGGATAGTGTGCCCGCGTCCACAAGCTGGCGAATAAGAGACGTACCAGACTTGGCAAAACTACCCAGCAGGTGAACCAAACCAAAAGCATAAAAGCCAAAACCGGGAATATAGGGATAATGAACAAAGTGCTCGCGCTTAAGTTTTTTCTCATCGTCAGGTGCCCAGTTGCGATAAATTGCTAGGACGGTTTCAGTGCTTTTCTCAATAGTCACGACATAAGGCAGTGCAATACCACCCATCTCCGTTTCCGCATCCCCAGCTTCGGAATCTTTCTCGTCGTACTCCGACAAATCCAAATCCACATGCATCTCTAAAATCTTAAACCGGTTGTCAGAGGTGGCACTGAAGCCCATGTTCTCCGCGATTTTCTTCTCGACTTCGTCGAGGTTGCCTTTGGTCGGCTCACCAAGATCAACGTCCCGGTAGAATCCACTGGCTTGCAGCTTGATGACTTCATTCTTGGACTTCCGCATCACATGCGTAACGCGCTCGGCAGTGTCCAAGTTAGACGCACCGTAAGGCACGATAAGATCTTCCGCCGGGACGTAGAGAGAGATTTGGCGTTCGATTGCTGGGTCGTAATACACCTTCTTGAACGCATTACCGCTCAAGCCCAGACCCCACAACATCCGCTCATGCTCGGGGCGATATTCCGTCATCACCTCCGTCAACTGAAAGTTCATATCCGCCGCGACGTTGACCGACGCCTGTTTCTTCTCCGGCGTCTCTTTACCAATGATGGTCGTCTTCACCGGCCCACTCGGCGGGAACGTCTCCATGATGGTCTCGGCTTGGAACTTGACTAGGGCTTCTGAAAGAAGCGGGTGGAACACGCCGCACGCACCACTCCACGGCTCAGTCCGCTGCTCAATCTTCAACCCAAGCAATTCCAACCCGTCGATGTAAGTCTGCAACCAGTCTTTGCGCGAGGCGGTGTCACCGTCAAAAGACTCAAGTAAGTCGCCCGCAAGGGTAGCAAGGGTGCCGTCGTCCATGTCCTCCGCGAGGTTCTTATAGAACTCTTCGGTCTCAGGGTCTTCCTCGTCGATCATGGGTTCCCCAAGAAGTTCCGCAAGGGCAAACTCTGCACCGGGGGGAGTGGTGGTGTCTTCTCCCGGCAGGGTGGAACCGTCGTCTACGATCTCAACTTGGATTTCTTCGTCCATCCCGTTGTCCATCTCGTCACCCATTTTGTTTTCCTCTTAGCACGGTCGTGCTAATTAATAGTACGGTTTCCGGTTTGGATTGCGATACCGCATCGAAATCTCTTCCTCCGGCTCATCTAGTGTAGTCCTAATATAGCCACCCTGCCTAAAACGTGCTAACGCCATCGACACCGAGTCAACGTAGTCGTCGTGGTCACCCGCAGGGAACGAAGCTACTTCTTCTACTACTTCTTCTGCCCATCTAGTTTCTGGTATCCATACTCTACCAGACGCAAATATATCCGACACCGCATTAAGTCGAGATATTTTGTCATTACCTTTAGTCGGTGTGAACTCTTGCACGGGGATACCCATCGCACGAAGCTCATAAATCAAAGGCGCACCTGAGGCTTTCTTTTCAATAATCACCCCATCAGGTTCCCAAGATCGATACTGTTCTATGGCTACACGTTTTAACTCAGGAAACTCCATCCGATCTCGGAACGCATTCAGCAGAATAATATGCGCCTGCGGCTTGCCCCGATCGGCTTTACTGACCTCCCAATCAGAACCGTCGTCGTCTCGATAGAAAACGCCCCAAGTTGTGCAAGCGGAATAGTCGGCACGGTTATGCTTTTCAAACGCCGTATCCCACGACATCAACACAAACTCGCAGTTCGGCGGGTCGTCTTTCTCCCATACTTGCCACCACTCTCTTTTGATAATGGCACTAGCTTCAGATGTGGGGTCTTGCATGTACTGAGCCATCCACTTGGAGTGGGGAAGCTCATTTCTTAGAACTGCTAACTCTTCTAACGGCCAAAACTCAGGCCACAGCGGGTTTCCACTGGGCATAATGGCCGGGAAGTCGATGACCTCCCACTCTTCACCATCCCGCAGTGCAGCAGCTTTCAGCACCTGAGCGGTCAAATCCCGCTTACTCCAGCGCGTGTTATGACTCACTACTCCATTGGCAATAAAGTTTTCCGTCCGTTCTACCTCAACATCAAAGATTTCCTCCCGTCCGGAAGGTGTGATTGACGTAATAGCATCAAGAGTGACGCAATAAGTATTCAGCGCCTCTCCGCAAAGCATGGGGGGTTTTACCGTATCCGACCATAAGATTGCAGTCGTTACACAAGAGTCCACGAACTTTTCCGGTATCGTGGTCGTGGTCGATACATAGCTTTCCGTTCCAGTGGGCGCGGGTATTAGACTCTGTAGGCGGTTGCCCACAGACATCACAGCGGTTTCCACGCTCTGCAACCATCGCGTCATATTGTTCCACAGTGATGCCGTACCGAGATTTGATGCGGTGTCCTCGTTTAGCGGCTGGAGTCTGACGCCCCCCACCTGATGCCCAATACCGCTTGCGGTAGCACTCGACGCATAGCCCTTTGCAGTGAACAGGCTTTCCGCAGTCTTCTTCAACACACGTTTTACCTTTCCACTTCCCGTGAAACCCAATAGGTTTGTAGGGGGCGTTAGGGTTTTTACGGTGATAGGCTTCTCTTGCTTGGCAAGGGTGGCACAAACCGGGTTTCGTTTTAGATCTAGGTGGCCGGTTGCATCCCTCGTTGAGACAAGTGACATCCCCGGTTTGAGGTCTTTTAGTCGTATCCATCTGCGCTCTCCATCAATTTCCACAAGAAACGGATGTCTCTCGTTGGCAGTAAGGAGCTTGCCAGATTGTGTTTGTACTGTAAATACTTCATCAACACCGTTTGACTGCCAATTGGTGACCGTCGCCGTGGTAATCCTCCCGTCCTCATACGTCGCTACCCTATTACCGGGGCGGATGTCTTTAAGTTTTACCGTGGTGCCGTCTGCCATCAGTACGTCGGTGTCCCCAACCATGCACATCACGATGACGATAGATCCCCCCGGCTGCAAACGCTGTCTTGGGCCTGAGGTGTACCACTCATACGTCTTGTCGTAGACCTCGGGGTTGGTTTCAGCAATGGTGGCTTCTTGTTCGCTGTGTGGGTCATCGATAATCAGCAGATCAGCACCCTTCCCAGTGACTGCACCTCCAACACCGATAGCGAAATAGTCCCCGCCCTTGCTGGTATTCCATCGCCCCGCCGCTTTTGAGTCCACTTGCAGCACGGTTTCGGGAAAAATACTGCGGTAACCCTCCTCATCCACCAAATTTCGCACCTTACGGCCAAAATTAACCGCCAATTCGGCAGTGTGAGACGTTTGAATGACCTTTTTCTCGGGAAATTTGCCTAAAAACCATGCCGGAAGGAGGTATGAAGCAAATTCTGACTTGGTATGCCGGGGTGGCATATTAATAACGAGGCGTTTTATCTCGCCTCGGGCTACGCGCTCAAAGGCACGGGCCATAATCTTGTGATGCCGACCGGAAATGAAACCCGGCCACATCCTTTTCACAAAAACTAGGAAGTCATCGTGGGCTTTTTCTCGTTCTACAGCCTGCTCGTACCGTTCCAAGTCTAATAATAGAGAACGCATCTCCGCTTCCGGCAGTGTTGGCAGCAGAGAAAGAATTGCTTGTAGCTCTTGAGCGTTCAAATTGTAATCCGGCTTAGGTTCCTTAAGGGGTTTCTTCGGAATCTTCGTCTTCTTCGTCGATGGAGAGTCTGTATTCGGGGAATCCATCATCTGAATCTACTTCAAGCTCCACGGGTTCTCTATTAACCGCCTCAGTGAATTCACCATCTGCCATTTCGATATTAGCGTAGCCTAGCAGTCTGTTGATCTTATCTTTAATCGCATGTTCCAAAGCAGCCGGAGTAGTATTTACCACACTAATCTCTGTCTTTTCAACAAACAACCCAACATCTGAATGCTTACCTAATAATTCTAACGCTCTTAGCTCGTCTTTGGTATTACCGCAGTTAGAAATCTCAATGAGTTTATTTGTAATGTAGGTTCTTAGTTGTACAGAATCTTGAACAATCTGCTTATCGTACTCATTAAGAAGCGCCGCTAACTTTAGGGCTACTCTACTAGAGTAAATATCTTGTGGGGGAATTGGTGGTTTGTTAGTACGAGTTGGGTTTTGATTAAGCCCGTAGTTCTCACTAGGTTTAGCAGTGCGAATTCTTTTCCCCGACACTTCAATATCTATGTCTAAGTAAGGCACTTTGGTTAATTTGCCCGTCTCATCTTTCACTTCTTTATAGCAACCTTTCTCTACAAGGAAGTCTTCGGGCATGTTGTAGATCACGTTGTTTCTAATAGACGACCCAATGATCTTCAGTATCTCGACCGCATCAAGCCCGTTTGGCAGGCGGTTAGAGTCCTTTGCATATTCATGCGGCGGGTTGGCAACGAGCCACTCGTCTTGTTCAACTTCGTCTTTGTCGGGGTTCATCCCCAACTGCAAAAGGAATGAGGCGGTGTTTGCAGCGATATGGGCTGCGTCGTCTAAAGATCGTTCTTCAGTGTTGCGTTTAGCCCACCTAGATTCGTGTTGCTCATTAAGCACCAACACATATTGAGACCCGCCTTCTACGGGGTCTGTTAACTGTTCGTACTCCAAATTATGAAGACGAAGTGGGTGATTAAAATCTGGCGTTATAACGATTGGTGCTTTCATAGATATACGAATGCTTTGGGTGGCCGGAGTATAGCAAAACTTAATTTTACAAAAAATAGGGGGTG